CTCTAACTTCTGCTTTAAATAGATAACCTTGTCAGTCTGTCTTGTAAGCTTTCGGTCTAGCGTGGCATTGTCCTTGAGCATCTTATCGTTTTTGGATTTCAAATCCATCTGGCTCTTATTAAGAGCGCTTAAGTCATTTACTAGACTTATGTTTATATCTTTCTGATTTTTTAACGAAGACTCGTGTTGAACAATTTTACTTTGCGCCTTGTCTAGTTCTTCGATTCGCTCCACGTAGAAATACATGATAGCGATTAACGAACCGCATAATGCGATAAGATTGACTAAACGTAGTGTCTTACCGATACACCCTTTCTTCAATGTAATTTTTTTCATAATATCAATTCCCTTCTGTGGCTTCCCACTTAAAGATTATAACACAAACTGCAAAACATTTGTTTTACAGTTGTATTACAAATCTAGTTACTTATAACTAGGTTCTGTTTTGTCATCACGAATCGTTTTGAATGTACCAAAGCGAAGATCTAAATCTCCATTCTCATCCACTGACTCTTCGAAGTATTTGATTTCAATTATTTTTCCAATGACTAAGCTTGGGTTTGCCCAGATTTCATTTCGTTGCTCATCCGAGTAACCTCCACCGATGTTTACACGATGTCCTTTGAAATCAAGAATCAATCCACCAAGTCGACCAATGTTTTTGCCACTCTTACCTTCGTACATATCTAAGCATCGGATATCTGCCGACTCGAAAGCCTTTACCTTTAAGATTCCAAATGTGCGCTTGCACTCGTAAGGGGCATCTGCAAGTTGTACCATGATACCTTCTTCTTGATTTTCTTTTGCCTCACTTGCAAATTTCTCCATCAAGTCATAATCGAAATCACCAATGTACAATGGCGTAACATAATGAACTAATTGACAGTTTTGAACAGTGTTTCTTTGCATGTTAATCAATCTACCCAATGCGTCTTTGCGTTTCTCGCAAGCCATGTCGAAACCGCCTTTTTCGAATTCTTCTATAGGAAGAAGATCGAATGCATGGAATTCTAAGCCGACTTTTTCACCCTTCTTCTTGACGATGCTAGAAGTTTTCTTGAACAGTTCTTGAGAGTTTAAACCTTCTTCATTCGTTGCAATCAGTTCACCATCGTACACATATCCTATTGGGAATAACGAGAATGTTTTTTCGATTTCTCCAAAGCCTTCAAGAACATGACCTTCACGAGAATATAGTTCAACCTTGCCACCGTCACGAACAAATACTGCTACACGGTTACCATCAAGTTTTTTCGTAGCGATAACCCGTTTACCAATGTATCGTTCCCAATGGTTGTAAATCTTAGCAACGCCCTTGATTTTTTTCGTTTCAATATACTTCTCAGCAAGCATCAAGTCGAATGTAGGAAGGAAGTTAAAACCGAATGCTTTATTGATTGTTGACTCCGTAAATCCAAACTTGAGTGTTTTGATCGCCATTGCTTCATATAACCAACGCAATTCTTCTGGTTGCTGTGAGATGAAGTATTGGATGTTTACGATGTCAGCATCCTTACCAGAGCATCTATTCTGTAGATAGTGAATGTAATCATGGTCTGCGCTTATGATAGTAGTACATATCATCTTGACTTTTTTCTCTAGCTTTTTCTTTGCCATGCCAGTTTTTATGAAAGGATTAAATATTTGGTTTAACACTTCTTTTAACAGGGTATTGTCTTTATGAAGCGCAAGAATTGCTTCCTTTTCTTTTTTGCTTGATGTTGATTCAACCTGTAGTAGTATTTGAGCGATTTCCTTCATATGATAACCTCCGAGTTTAGTATTTTGCCTGTTCAATAACTTCATTGAAGCGAAGCTTGTATAGTGCGACTTTCTCTGTTGCAATCATTCGAATATCCTCTTGCTTAATAAGTGCGACTGTTTCTTGAATTTTCTTCATAAGAGAAGAAGAGCCTTCAAATGCTTGATTGGCATTAGTTTGAAGATTTAGCATCGTAACTGTTTTTTGTGACTCTAGTTCTGCCGATTCGATAAGGTCGTCTAGGCTTTCTAGTAAGTCCATGTCCTCTTTCTTAAACTGCTCTGCTTGCTGTTGGCTCATAATAAATTACCA